ACACTCCGGGCATGTCGTTTTACCATGGTCCGCAAGAGGCACTACGATGTCGTTAAAATAACCACACCCTTTAGGACATTTAAAATCATAGATAGGCATAATGTTCCCTCACTTTTTGTAGCCGCCGCGCGACCCTCGTTTGCCAAGCATCTTTTTTACTTTTTTCTTTCGCGCGTCTTTATACATTATTTGCCTACGGCTTTTTGCGCGGCTTTATGTGCTTCTTCAAAAGAGGCCCCGTCGAGCATCATGCCGATCATCATTTTGATGTGCTCAGGACTGTGGTGCTCGGCGTGCTCCTTCATTTGCGCCTGTTGCTCCGGGGTCAACTTAGACTCACGCATCGTTTTTGAGGCAACTTGTTTTACGTTGGGCATTCCGGGCATTATTTTTTCCCGCACTTACACTTAGATTTTTTCTTACGAACTAGAGGCGCTACAAGGCGAAGGACGGAGCCTGCAATATCGAGGATTTTCTTGATGGGGATACGCATTACTTCTTGCCGCCGGGCTTGGGCTTGCCGGGGTTGGGCTTGCCGGGGTTGATGGGCGGGCGTGCGGGCGCGCGACCTGCTTCGTCCGCTACACGTTGTTTTGAGTTTTTAGTGCGTTGCTCCGCAGCATTCTCGGCCCGTTTTGCATCCGCAGCGTTTGTGGGAATCTTTTTCGGAGCGCCATGGCGAGTGCCACCCTTAGCCTTACGCTTCTTAGCGGGGCCTTTTCCGTTAGGGCCGAGGACTGCGGCAATCGACGATGCCGCTACGTCTTTTAGGGATTTTCCAGTACCAAGACTGTTGTACTTAAATGCCATAAGAACTTCCTACATCATGGGGGGTTCGTTTTCGCTCATCTCTTCGTTTTCGGCTTCAGGGGGCGATTCATCTTCTTCTTGCGCTCTGGCGCGAGAGAGGGACTCTTCAGGGTCCATTCCCTCCTCTTCCATACGAGCAAGGATGTCTTTCACAGCTTCATTTTCTTCGTCACCACCAGCTTCTTTAAGCGCCTCTACCAGCATGGCCATAAGGTCATCCTCAGGAGGCGCTTCAGGAACCGCTTTGTCTGCTTTTGAAGGCGAGTGCGCTGCAACGGCGCGTGACGCGATGCCTTCTAGCTTGCTTCTCATGTTACCATAATCCATATTTACCGCCTAAACTTTGGGGAAGCCGGGACCGCCGCCCGGAAGAGGCATCGGGGAGGGTTCTTGGGTTCCCGGAGGAAGCCCGCCTGTGACGACGCTATCGACTCCCGGAGGTTGTCCCGCTTCAGCGGGCAGTCCGGCATCCATGCCCGTCATGGATTCGGCCATGCTGCTTGGGGATGGAGTTGGAGGTGGAGGCATCATGACGTCTCGAATCTGCAAAAGATCTAACAGCTTTACAATAAGCTTTTCTTTATCCACATTTGGCGCTTGCATCAACAATGGGAAGTATTGTTGGAACTTTTGAAGCTGGATGATTTTGTGGTTCTCAGTGGGAGAGTACGGTAGCGCGTCGTAATCAAAATCCAAAGGCTCTTCGTTAGGATCGCGCTGGGGGCGAAGCCGAAGCGTTTCACGACTAACGTCTAATACTTCTTGGCTTCCCGTTAGCCGGATGGCTAGTTTAGAATCAGGGTCGAGGTACTCCTCGTAAAGCCCAATGACCCTTTCCGCTAAAGATGAGACCAAGTCTTCGATTTGCTTTATTCGTCGTCCGTTTCTTGTTCGGGTCGCAGTGTCGGCAAGCGCGACCTCCGTAGCAACGTCCGCCACGCCCACAACCCCCCGACTATACTGAGGGATGCCGAGGATAAACTCAATGACTTGATTGCAGCGATTCCGCATCTCTGCAAACTGCGGCGAGAACGCGGGCATTGGGGTGGAGCCGATGATGTCGCGCAGTGGGGCATTCGCTTTCCCTTGGATAGAAATCATCGTGCCCGGCTGATTTGCGTCTTGCAGCGCAGTCATTATGGCTTCAGGGTTGTCCGCTAGCGCCGTGTTGACGAGCATCACAGGTGTGGACGTATGAGCGTGCCATAGCTCTAGGGTGTCAATCTCATTGAGGCGCTCTTGGAGCGATTGGACAAGCTTGACGTCAGAGAGGCCCGCGAGGTCCGTCATGTTCTCGTTAAAGGAGAGCATTACAAACGGATTGCGTATATAGCGATAGGGAAGCTCGCCCTCGAACAAAGGCTCTTCCACGTCATCAAGGAAGTGGTAGTACCGGCCTTCACCTTCAAAATCGTACACTTCATACACGGTCACCCACTTGTACACGTCGCGCGAGGCCTCGTTAAGGTGGCTTTTGTTGCGGGCTTGATCACGAAGGAATGTCGGGAAGCCCCCGAAGACGGCCCGGTCAGCAACCTTGTTGTTGTACAAAGCGCCCTTGCGCCCTCGCTTTTTGGTCCTACCCTTAAACTCGGCTTGCGTCAGAACGGTAACTTCAACAAGGTAGCGGGTGTCTTGAAACTTTGCCGCAGCCATATCAAAAAAGATATACCGAGGGTCAACAAAAAACATCTCTACGCTGTTTTTTCTAAAGTTCCAGACTGCCTTCATAAAAGCTCGCCCGCAGATAGACGCGCCGGTTGCGGTCTTCCACAGCAGCGAGTGCAGCATGTTTCTGTTGTAGGTATCGTTAATCAACGCTTCGCGAAAACGAGCGGCGTGTCGAAGCTCGTCGCGGCGGGCAAGGACTGTAACTTGCGGATTTTGCGGACACACGTTGGCGATCATCGTGTCGATAAAAGCATACGGGTAGTTGGTTTCAAAGTTGACCTCACCTGACGAGCCTGCGCCGATGGTCGTAGAACCCGTAGGAAGCTCTTCTTCCCGATTCCAATACTCCGACATGTACCAAGACCGCCAGCGGTCCCAGTCTTGCCTCTCTGTGCGAGATTTCGAGCGATGCGCTCTAATGATCCCTTGAATCTGCTTGCCTGAAAGCGGCATAGTCCCCCCTCTTTAAAAACTATTCTAGAACTTGACCACCGGAAGCTGCTCGTCCCTGACGCGCTTCTTCTTCTTCACGGGCCGCTGCGACTCGCGCAGCTTGGTTTCTCAAGTCCGTGAATCCTTCTTTTCCGTACTCGAAAGCACCGAAGGCGGAGTAATCTTTCGCGCGGGTGTTAGGACTCATGCCGGGGCTAATATAGCCGCCGCTTCTCCGAGTAGCAGCGTCTTGCTGTTCTCTGAACTCCGCCATCATTTCGGGGTAGCGTCTTTGGGCTGCGGCAATAGCCTTATCAATCTCAGCGTTGGGATCAGCGCCGTCAGCAATAGCGTCAAAATCAATACGTTGCAACGCGGCACCTGCAACGCGGCTCCTGAAGTTTCGGCTTGCTTTTCCGCTAGGCATGGATGAGTCAATCTTGTCCTCTAGAAAAGGCAAAATGGTATTAAACGCGGCACGCTTCTCTGTGCTTAGAGCGTAACCCTCTCCGCGAGCGCTCCCAAGTGGGTCATCTTTTGTCCGCCTGCGAGAGCCGAGTGTACGCAGGCTATTTGTAATAGCAGTCGAGGCGTCTGCGGGAAGGGCGTCATAAACAAGTCTTACTTGCATATCGTCTTCAGTAAGAGGGCTTTGAGCGTCAAGCCGGATGTCTTCATCACCGTACTCTGATGTGGCCCCAAAAGTGTTTTCAACTTCTGACTCTCCGCCCTCAAGCATCGCTAGTGTCGTTTGCGCGGGGGCGGAGCGGCTAGATGTACCACCTGATGAACCTGTTTTTTTGTACAAGCTTCCCTTGCCCGTCATCTCCGAGAAAATAGAGGCGTGAGCCTTAGTCCCCTTTTTGGCGACACCCTTTTTGCCGTCAGGGCCTACAAACTCGTAGTCGCCTGCGGCGTTCTGGGTGTAGCTGTACCCGCCCGCACCCTTAAATGGAGCCTGCTTTGTGGTTTCGCCCTCCATCACAAACTCGTCTTCGAAGTCAGGGTCGAACTCTTTGGGGATATTTTCAAACATCGGCGTGGGACGTTCTGTTCCGGGGCGAACGCCTCTTGCTACAGCTAGCTCTCGTCCAGCCTGTATCTGGCCCTTACGTTCAGCCTCTCCTTCTTCATCAAAAAGGCCTCCGCTTTCTTTGGCTTGAGGCATCCCCGTGCCACGATCTTTTCTTGCTGATTTTTTAGCGCCCTTGAGGGCTTTGCGCGCAGCAACTACTCGATCATCTCGTTTAAAAGCCATTGTATTTCCTTAAGCCTGAGCTATTTCGTCTGTTGTTGCCGTGACCATCACAGGGTCTTGGGCGTTTATTACTGCCGCGCCGGGGCGCTTGGGTGCTATTTTTGTACTTACGGCAGCGGCCAAGGCGTTCATGGCGGAGGCCTGAGGACCAGTAGCCGGTTTTCGCCCTACGTTCAACTTAGCAAGAGTCGCTCTGTCTTGAACGCGGCCCTCGCGGGCTGTCGTTCGATAGCCATGACGCAGGTGGCGGACAAAGGCTTCGTCAGTGACAAGGCCTGAAGCCTTCTTACCCTTTTGAAAAGCCTCAGATTGTGTCAAAGCGGCAAGCATTTTCTTGTGCTCGGGGCTTGCTCCGGGTCTGAGCATATTGTCGAGCACGCTAGCCTTTTGCTCGTTCATATCCGCCATGTACCTCTTCTTGTCTTCGGGGGAGGTCAGGCCCCGATTGACTGTAAGGTCCGCCGCTTCCATAATGTCGGTAGTGCGGCCACCTGTGCTCGCAGAAGCAATCTGTTGTATCTCTGCGTTAAGCTTTCCGCCGGTCGCGGCGTTAAGGTTCTCAATGTTCTGTGCCATCAATGTAAGGATGGCCTCTCTACCTTGAGCGCCGCCCGGACCTAAGTAAGGGTTGCCTTCGGGATCTAGTTCTTGTGCAATCTCCGCAGAGCCGCCGGGTTTTAGTTTCCCCTCAGCGGCAAGCTCCTCGGCGATAGAGTCTATTGCAGGCTCTACTTTACCGACAAAGTCTGATACGTCTGACCCAAAGCTCTTTTCATGGGCGCGTCGAAGCTCTATTTTAAAAGCATCAATCGCCTCTTGGCTTCTAAGTGTGCCCATTTTTCCTATTGCCATGCCGTCCGTCATTGAAGCGCCAGTTTTTTCCGCCTGAGCAACCGCAGAGTAGGCCGCAGCGCGGCCCCGGTCGTACTCTGAGATACCGCCAGATTTTCCAGTGATACCTTCCATGTTGTCGAGAGCGTCAATATGTTCTTTGGCCTGATCGATTTGCTTGTCGATTTTTTTCTTCTCAATGTCGTTGGCGAGCTTACGCTTTTGATTGAGCAGCTTAACGCCTTCCGCCATCGCGGCCTTGTGGAAGATGACGCGCTGCTTCATCTGCTCTTTGTCGTTGCCCCCGCCGATGGCCGCCTGCGCGGTGGTCAGTTCGTTATAGGCGTCGAGAAGAGGCTTGTTAAACTTAGCCATATCGGCGGGCATAAATCCGCCCGGCATGGGAGCAAACTGTTGAAGCTGCGCGAACGTCGCCCCACTTTGTCGGTACGCTGCCCGGCCTCCGATTGCGCCACCCATCTGCATTGCTTGGCGGCGCTTTTGCATGTCGATGTCACGGACCTGCTGCATCAGCATTGCCATTTGTTCGTCAGACTTTGGTTCTTCGACTGCCATGTTAAGCCACCTGTGTGTAGCCGTAGACGAGGTCACCTATGATTTGAGGCGCGACATCTGTGGCAAGTGTTGTAGCGGCCTGTTGGGCTGCGGTCGGCGGAGCGATTGGAGAGCCTGCTAGCGCCGCCATAAGTTCCGCCTTCTTAGCGTTTCGCCGGTCTACATCAAGTTTTGTCAAGCGGGCGGAAGCGTCTGCTTCAAGGGCGGCGGTGCCTGACCCGGCATCGCGAGCGGCCTGTTGTAGCGCTCCGGGAGACTGAATCCCGGCCCCGGACATTTCCTTCCGAGCAAGCATTGTCTGAATGCCTTGCGCGCTCTGTTCACCCGCCTGTCGGGCGGCAGCCATTGTTTCTTCACGCTCTTGGCGAGATACGCCTGCCGAGGCCCCGCCTGTCATGTCGAACTTGCGGGCCTCTTCGAGCAGTTTCATTTTCGCGATTTCTGTAGGGTCTTTTGTCCCGTAAAGGGCTTTATTCCTAAGCTCTTCAGCCTTGACGGCTTTGCCTTTAGAGTCAAGATTGGCGGCGCGGTCCATCTTGTTCTGCTGGGTTTTACTTAAGTTTCCGTAGGCGCTGCCAGAGGTGTCGGTGTAATCCACATCCCTAAGGGTTCCGCCGCTGCGGTAGCTTGGCGTGGTGCTCATGTCTGACATGTTTACCTCAGTCGTCTGATGCTTTAAAGAATATGTATTTAAGCGACCGGATGCGAACCCGAGTCTGCTTTACGTCTTGATCTTGAATAACCCTTAAGGACGCAGAATGAAACCCTTTTGATAAAGGAGTCCGTCCGGGCAGAGGAAGCCATTGGTGCCCTGACCAGTACCTGCTCTTGTAGCGCCCTCTTAAAAAGTTAAACTTAACGCTAGCGTCGGAAGACTCATAGTCCGCAGGCCACTGCGTCCGGCGAACCCGGCGAACATTGCAGGAGTTGTCTTTCTCCGTCTCGTCCAGCCCTACGCGCTTGTCATCGACAAACAGGCGGATGTGGCTTTCCCGTTCGGTCCCGTTCGAGTCATTGGTCCAACAAACCTGCCACGTCAACAAAACAAACGCCTTGTAAGGCAAGTAGAACTGAACCGACCCGCCGGGGATTGCGATAAAGTTATTGGCGCTCGCTGTTTCGGGGGCAGATACACCGTTGAACCACCCGTCAGTAGCAGGCTCAGATTCGGTTCTGCTTTGTACGGGGGAGAAATAGTCTATGTGAGCGGTTCCGCAAACAGACTTGCCACCCGAGGTCGCATTTCGTTGTAAAGAGTTGAAATCAACCTGCCTGCGACCGATTTTGTCAAAGTTGTCCGCGTCCAGCCAGCCGTTTAAAACAGAGCAGGAGTCTGGTGTGCCTGCTTCAGGGATGGAGTAAAGGTAGTCGAATACCTCTTCGCCCGTAGGGATGTGCCCAGCAATAAAGGGACTGAACGTAACCTTAGGCATCAGGACTCCTTTCGCGGCGCTGCTCTTGCCGCATATCATAGTCCATCATGTTGGACTCCGCTAGGTCGTCCTTAATCGGCATTCGGCTTGAGAGAAGCTCTTGCTTTCGGAGGTCCGCGATTTGCGACATGAGGTCGCCGAGAGACATGTCGCTGCGTTTCTGCGCGTCTGATTCTGGCATTACTTCCTCCGTCGATAGCGGCTTCGACGCCATTTGGTTTTAGAGCTTCCTTCGGAGTCTTTTTTCCGATGACTCTGTACCTGTTCATATGTCATGTCCCGGAAGAGCACCACATTTTCTAGGCCCTCAGGAGTTTCTTTGCGGTATTTACGGGGGCACATACGGGCAGCGGTGCAGGCGATTTGAAGCGCAGAGATTTTATCCCAGTGGTGCCTGTCGCGGCGTTTGCCCGATTTGCCGGAATGCAGCATCTCTGACAGCGCGCTTCGCTCGGTACGCTTGTCTTCGCGATAAGACCCAAGCTGACCAACCGTGTCCTCGTCACGAAGAATGAGTTCGTCCTTCAAGGCGTCTTGAAGGTATGAGAGCATCATCGTTACGGATTTAGCAGTAGCAGCGATTCCGGGCTTATAGGGCTTTTCGTAGTAGAGATTTGGATAACCAAGCTCTTCAAGTAAAGCCAAAGTAGCAACACCAACCCCGTTGCTCTCCACAGCCACAAGCGCATTGTTGTACTTCTTGCCAACCTCATTGATTTTCTTCGCGAATACCACGGGGTCAGTGATGCCTCCGTAGGCTGCGACTTGGGTCCATTCTCCATCGTACACCTTTAGCACTTGAAATGCGGCATGATCGCGAGCAGCATAACCCGCAGGGTCAACGCCGATGGCGTAAACGGCTCCACCTTCAGGCTTTTCGTATTCCATGTAAGGCCCGTTCCAAGGCACAAGGATAGAGTCTTGGTGGCGCTTTAGAAGCGTAGAATGAAATACGGAACCTACAGAGGCGATCCAGCAGCTAATGTCGTCGAACGGATAGTAGACCCGGAACAGGTCAGGGTTTCGTCGAATCTCGGCATCGGTCTCAATCATAAGACGGCGAAACTGTAGATTGTCTTTCTCTAGCCCAAGATGCCCGTACTTCTCCAGAAGCTTGATTTCCTCAAGGGTTAACTTCTGACCCTTAACCCATGGACGCCGGTTGAGGACGCCGTCCCAAAACGGGAAGAACGCATACGCCCAGCGACCGCGACTTAGCTTTGCGTCACGGCAGTGGTCGCGCCACCATTCCGCCGAAGGCTCGCTCATCGGCGAGGGCGTTGACTCCAAGAGGACTTGGGAATGGTCTCGGTTAATCATCGACGGATAAATCATCGAGAACTGGTGCCCCGCGTTACGCCAGTACGGAAGCTCCGACCCGTGAAAGCTGTCTGGCGACTGACCGATACCAACCGCGCCCGACTCACCAGACAAAACGCGCATCTTGCCGCCGTGCTGGAAGGTCAACTGTCGAACCTCTCGGTTGGGAACGGTCGGCGAACGCACTGGCTCTGGCCATCGGCTGTGTGTCAAGTGGATGCGACGGTGCAGGTATTCGGCCCGGTCACGATTATCCGCAATACAGACGTGATCGTGTCCCGGTGTGTACGCGGCCTTGACGTACCCACAAAGCTCTGAGGTAAGGCTCTTGCCTGCCTGACGGTATCCGAGGAGGGTAAGCCACTTGGTCTGCCCCAAAGCCGTCACAGGAGGCTCTGAGTAGTACGAGACTACAGTCTCCTGTAGACGGTCGGTAATCGCGAACGGGTCGAAGGTGTGCTCTTGTCCCGTCTTCTGGTCAATGATTTGAGCGTAAGCGCGCAGGCTTATGGACGGGTCGCACAGGGCTTCTAAGGCTTCACCTTCAAAGGGGAGGCTCATTAGTCTTCCTTAATGGAAACGCCGAGAGGCGAATAGTCCGGCTTTGCGCCTGTCATTTTGGCGTCTTCTTCTTTTTTCTTTCTATCCCTCTCGTCTTGTCTCTTCTTAATAGCTAGGGCTTTTTTCGCGGCGTCAGCGCGGGCCTCCTCGAAAAAACTGCGATTGCCTTGTATTTCTTCTTCCGTCAGAGGGCCACCAAAGTTTGGGTCCGCAGCTTCAGGGGCTGCTTTTATGGGTTTAAGTTCAGAAAAAGCCATCGGCTCTATAGGTTCTATAGGTTCATACGCCGCAGCATCGGATTCCTCTGCGCGGCGACGGCGGTTTTCTGCAAACTCTTTTTCCCTAAGCTCGTACCGACCGTCTATGTAGACGGGGGCAATCCGGGCCTTGGGTATATCGGAAGTGTCGGTTTGGCCGTCTACCGCCTTTAGTCCATCTTTGGCAAACGCTGCGATCGGGTCATCGTAACTATCGATCAGTTTTTGCTGTTCCCCCAAAACCATGTCTTTCGTGTCATCAATCATCAACTGTTCATCGTGGGGCATCCATGTCCCATTTGCGCCCGACCCAAAGCCGTCAAGGTGTGAGCGGGCCGCGCGAAAATCGTCGTAAGACACAAGCGCCAAGTTGCCTGTAGCCGGGAAGTTGGAAAGAAGCGGAATGCCTCCTTCGCGAACACTCTCGGTGTATTGTTGGTCCGAAAATCCGTTACTCATTACCACTTCACTTTGTCGGCCCAGTAAGCCGCGCTGAGTTTGCCTTTGGCGATGTTCTTCGCGTGCCGCGCCTTGAAGCTAGCTCGCTTCTTACGCATCTTGTCTCCCTCACCTGTTTTGCGGTTGCCTGCGGTCTTCGCGCCCTGCTCGCCAAAGCGAATCAGCTTGATGGTGTCGCCTTCTTTGGCTAACACAATGTGCGACTTCTTGGGGTGCTTAGGCGTGCGCTTGGGCTTGTTGTAGCCCGAGAGGCCGTGCTTCTTCATAAGCATAGCGCCTCGCGCCGCGTTCCTTCGCTTTTTGGGGGAGACGGCCATTTAAGCTAGTCCTTTTGGATACTTCGGATGACCCTTGGCGTGTTGGATGCCCTTGCGAAGTTTGTCCTGCTTGTGCCTAGTCAAAGAAGCATATGCCTCATCGGTCATGCTTTTTATCTTTTTCTCAGGGAGGTAGCGTTCGCCTGTAGCATCCTTGCCTTGTGTGCTAGGCTTGCCTGATTTGGTGCGCCAGTTTTGATCGCCCCAGCGTTTAAGGGACTTCTGCGTCTCTTTCATTTGTAACCCCCGCCTTTCTCCTTGTACCGCTTGGCGAGCATCTGCGCTTTGCGGGCAGACCACTGGCCCGGAGCGCCGCCTTTGCCGCCTGCTTTGATGGCCGCAAAAAGACGCTTCCGCATCATGGGCTTGGTGTAGTTGCCTGCTTCGTTGACCCGGCTTTTTTTCTCAGCCATTGTACTTCTTCCGGTTGGTGGTACGGCTTACAACGCGAAGGTTCTTCCTACCGTTACCACCGCCCTTGCTCAGAGGTTTTTTGTGGTCAACTTCACGCGGGTCACCTACCTCTAGGTCCAACGCGCGACGAGCCGCATTTCTGCGTTTACGGTTGCGTCGTTGGGCGGGAGTCCCGTGATACTGCGCGTACTCTTTTCGGTAGTTCCGTTTAGTCACGGTTCATCTTACGACGAACTTGACGCATAGGGCGGATACCAGCCTGACGACGAGCAGTTGCTTCCATGTTGTCCACAGTGCGATCAGCAAATCCACCTTGACCTTCCGACATACGGAGTTCAGAAATCTCCCCCAGTTCGGCCTGCAAGGCTTTTTCACGGGCGGCAATGTCATCGTCAATAGTTCCGGGAGCAGGACGGAGAGCTTCTTCGTAAAGCTCATCGACAGCCCCTGACGGTTCAAATGATTGACCTTCCGGCTGTACGCGTTCTTCCAGACGGATGGGATCTCGGTCCATACCAAGTTCTTCCATCTCACCTTGGAGGTGTTCTTCCAAACGAGCATCACGATCTGCTTCCCTACCACCAAACAACTCGCGTTCGATTGCAGCGTGAGCAGTAGTTCCGGGATTCGCAAATGTCATTTGACCAGACGGCCCCATAACTTGAATCACACCATTGTTCATGGGGCGATACGAGTAACCACCTTCGCCCTTAACAAAGCCTTCGCGCTCTCCAGCGCCCATTCCTGACATATCTAGCATCATTTTTTACTCTCCAGTGCGATAGGTTCAGCCTCGACGACCTCCTCCGCGTTGAAATAATCACCACGAAGTTTTTTGGTTTCGCGTTTAACTTGTACTAGTGCAGTAACAATATCCGAGTAAGTGTCTTGAGGCGAGTCTGAAACAGTGTTCTTCGTAGCAATGATGTTAAAGTTCATCTCATGCCACGCCCGGAGTTCTTTGGCGATGGCGGGCGTGATGCGTCCCTCCATCAAAGCAGCCATGATTTTGCATCCAAATGAGACAAGGTCATCGTAGGTCTCAACGGCGTGGTTGGCGATGAACTCCGCTACTTCGCGGCGTTTATCCTTGGGAACCAGCATAAGCCATTGGGCGTAATCACCGCCACCGCCTTCTGCCGGTCGGCCTCTGCCTTGAGTGCTACGGGTTCGATTCGACATAGGCGGACTCCTGTTTGGGTATAAGGTAATGGTATAATAACGTCAAGACTACGCCTCGCCCCACCCAAGCTTCTCCGAAATACGCTCTGCGGGAGACGCTGGTCGAGCCTCAAAACGCTGCAAAGTGATTCCTTTCCAAACTCGGGCTGACTTGCGTTGGCCGTTAACCTTGACCTTAATGACGGTAGACTTGTAGTCGCGCTCAGATAGCTGACGGCAGAAGAGCGAGTAGCTCTGGGGACGCTGCTTCATGTCCTCGCACCATTCGGCGTAGTCGAGGTAAAGCTGTTTTTTGGGGATGGTTGCTTCCGAATGGATTGAGCAGCGATCCTCCATATACTCGGACAAAACGTCCATTTCCTCACGGTACTCGTTCGTAGCGAGCCTAACTTTATCAGGGGGCTGCAGTCCTTTTTTCTGCCACGCCAAGCAGCCTGCGACGAGCTTGTTGAGAATGCCCGGTGCTTCCTTCTTGAGCTTCTCAATCAGGAAAGGGTCTTTCTTGGCGGAGGACACTTTCCGGTGCCAAGGGATGCGAATCACACGCCGCCAGATGCCCTCGTCGTTGCCCTTAATGATTGGGCGGTGGTTTGCCGCGATGCACAGCTTGTGGGAGGGCATGAACTGGTAGAAGTCCTGACGCATCCGCCGCGCTCGGATGGGGTCGCTGCCCGTAAGCTGCTTGATGAGCGCCTCGGCAAATGGCTTGCCCTTCTCTACCTCCGCGTTAGCCACAAAGCGGGCACCTTGAAGGTCAGCGACCTCCGTAGGATGGGACTCGTTGTGCTTTGACATCAATAGGCCCGGTGCGCCTTGAATAGCGTAGTCTCCCAAAACGTGCATTAAAACTAGCAAAGCGGTTGTTTTGCCGTTTCCACCTGTCCCCTCCATGAAGAGAAGAACTTGCTCAGTGACCAGACCCGTAAGGCAATAGCCGAAGAAACGATGGAGGAACTCGACGACTTCCTCATCCTCCTCCATCGCATACATAATGAACTCGTCCCACAAGGGGCATTTAGCGGACACGTCCCATTTGACTGGGCTGATTTTAGTAATGAGGTCGGTCCTGTCGTGTTCAGAGAGCTTCCCTGTCCGAAGGTCTAGGGTTCCGTTTGCCACGTTAAACAGCCATGGGTCCGCATCTAGGCGGTCTGAGGCGATGCAGACGTCTGCTTCAGTTGACGCCACGGACACCATCGCGTTAAGCGAGCGGGAACTTTCACTGCGAAGTGCGTGGCGCTGAATAGCGCGCTGCCTCTGGCGATTGGTCTCGGCGCTAGCCTCCGAAAAGATCAAACCGACCGCCGACTTTGCACAGCGTTGGATGGCCCCGTCAGTATCAACCCGCCACCTAGTGTCGTCGAAGAGATACCATGCGTTGTGAGTCGCCGAGTAACGTATACTAGTCCCGAAGGCGTAGAGCAGACGTTTCGCGTTCCCGAGATCCGTAAGGTTAAAGTTGCCCGAAGACGACGGGGACAAATCTCCTTGATGGTCGTCGTCCCCACCACCGCCAAACTCCTCGCCCGCAAGCTCTTGCAGCGTTTGCCAGCCGGTGCCGTTGCCATCTTCGTCTTTCTGATGTCCTTTGCAGTTCTTGTGCAGGCACCCAGCGACAATAGCCCCGCTGTTGAACTGGAGAACGTAAGCACTACGGTCGGTGTGGTCGGGATTCCAAGGGCAAACGTCGAACACCCACTTACGACCCTTGTCTTGCCAAGGAACAAAACTTCCGGCTGAGGGAAAATGTGTTCCCATCCATGTCGTAAGCGCCTCGCGGTCCTCGGGGGCCAGCACATCCCGCTTATTCTCCTTAGGAGAATCAGCCAGTAGCTCTTGCAGTTGCTGCTGCTGTACTACTTTTTTTGGCAAATCTTTGGAAATCAGGTGCGAAACGCGCCATGGCCGCTCCTCGCTATTTTCACCCTTCCGTGAAAGTGTGCCATAAACCTTCCATATGCGCGAAGGGTTGTATAC